CATACCTATCATATACAGAAAATAAACGCAAAATTAAAGCTATTATAGAAACCGAAGATGTAGAGGAGTGTGCGTGTATATCAGTAAGCAGCAAGGAGAAGTTGTTTGTCGTAAGGGACTACATCGTAACCCACAACACCTTTTCCGGCTACCTAAAGGCTCTTAGTGGTATCGACAAGAAAAAATATACAGCAAAACTCATATCAAAGCGCTTGCAGGACAGCAAGAAAGGTGGTTCGTTGCTACGTGACTTCAAGGTGGTTTATGACGGGTTTGCCGGTTGCGAAGTTTCGGGGACAGACTATCCTACAGCGTTCTGGTCGCAATGGAATAGTTCCGTGCAGATGATGCACATGAACTTCAATACGAAAAATGAAAGCGAATGGAAGTTGTTCCAGGACTATGCGAAGAAAAACCAATGCGCCTATGCGTATTGGGACGAGGTGACAGAAATCGAGGAGTTCCGCACGTTTGTATACTTTTTCTCAAGGAACAGGGACGCATCGGGAGTCCCTCCGACAACGGTCTGTTCATTCAACGCGTTGCATGAGCATTGGACTACATCGTTTATGAAACAGGCTGGTTACATAGGGTCCGACTGGTATTTCATACCTGAAATGCTTGGAAAGATAAGATATTTTTTCGTGGCTGGAGATACAGTGGAATCCGTGGAGTTCGCTGATACAAAAGAAGAACTTATACGAAGATGCAATATTGACCCAACGGAAGAGGAAAAGAAAGCAAAGATAAAGGCCACCGACCTTATAAAATCATTTACCGTATTCTCGGGGTGCGGGGCTGATAATAGACTTTTGGTACACCAGACAAAGGGAGGGAGTGTCGCCAACCTGTATAACGTGGGATATACAGAGCGCATGAAAATCAAATACGCGTATTTCGGGCCAATCGAAAAAGAGGATGTGCGTATCAGTCAACAGGCAATAGCCGATATATTCGCCAACCCGACAGACGGCTCAACGGAGCGGTTCGCTTCGATGGACGTGGCGGCTGGTGGCGACGTGTGTGTTATAATTATATGGGAGGGACATACCATAATCGCCATAGAGACATCCGACAGGCGTGAGCCGGAAGAGATAGAGCAGTGGTCGGCTGCGATGCTGAATAAATATGACGTGCCTGTTACCAACTTCTCATTTGACGCGTCTGGGTCTGGATTCTTTATGAGGAAGTTTAAGCAGGGTAGACCAATCGTGTCAAACACCAGACCAATAACAGAATATGATGAGGCCGGGAATCAGTCCGTAATGGAGTCGTACTATACGCATAGGAGCCAGTTGCTTGGTAAACTGGAAGCCGCTATCGTCAAGGGAGAAATTTCCTGCAACATAGACAAGTTCACGCAGTTCCCACATGGCCCGAAAAGGACAATGACGACGTTGATGGACATTCTTATAGAGGAGCGCAATATCTTTCGCAGGATAGACAGGAACGGGAAAATATACTACCGCAACAAGGATGAGTTCAAGGTGTCATATAAGCTATCACCAGACTATATGGACGCCATAGCCTACCGCATGGTCTTTGACCTTGATGCGCGTCCACGTAAGGAAAAGCCACGGACATACGGCAGAATGGACTACCGCCTTGTGTGGGATTTTGATTAATGTGCATATTTTTATCTTTTTTATGGATTTATTACCATTTTTTAGCGTAATTTTGCTGAAAATACGGTAAAATAATGAAAATTTCAGATTACACAAGAAAGCCGTCATGGTCAAGGAATGTATATACAAAGGGTTCCGAGAGGCATCCCACTGCGATTACCGATGCGTTTATACCGCAAACCTCAATGAAGCTAAACACATCGAAGAAACTCATCCTTGACCAAACTGCCTTTATGCAAGAGCTGTCACCAATGGCTCACGAAGTATTCTCAACAAACGTCAGGTCGTTACGCCCCAGGTATCGGTATATCGAATCAACAGGAGAATATGTATTCAAGGGCTATGAGGATGTGGAACGCGTCGGACTGCCCATACAATCGTCTATCCGTGATAATAAAACCGGCTATTGTTTTGGCAACCCGTTATGGTTCGGCAATGAATCGGGCGATGAGAACTCAGAAAAAATGGCAAACTTCAAGGCGTGGTGGAACTCCACAAACATGACCGCGTGCCTGTCTCAAATGGGATACCACCTTTTCGGTACAGGCGATTCCGCCATCGCGATATACAAAGATGAAGAGGGGATACACTATAAAGTATTCGGGTATGAAAACGGGGATTGTGTGAATGAGGCTTTTGAATATATTGACGGGAAGCGAAGTTCGATAGGCGTAAGAATGTTCCAGATTGACGGACACGATGCGGTTGAACTTTATAAAAGAAAAGAGGTGGAATTATGGATTAAAGCAACAGATGATGAGATTAAGGCATCGTTTGGCGCGGAACCTTCCGCAAGATCCGAAGATGGGTATTCATTGATTTCATCCACACCGCACGGGTTCTCAAAGGCTCCATTTATTTATTTCCGTGAAAAGGATGTCCCGTGGGGCATAGCACAAGATGTATGCGACAAACTGGACTTGCTTGTTTCCGATTTGTTGGAAAGTGGCAGGTTTTTCTTCAACCCGTATATATTCTTGAAAGGCGGTGCAATAGCGCTGCCGTCAACGGACTTCCAGGGGCGCGTATTCGCCTCGGAAAGCGAACATGGGGATGCCAAGATATTGGAACCGCCAAACGCATCAAGCATGTTGGAAACCGCGTTCAACAAACTCATGAGAACACTCCTTGACTCCACAAAAACGGTATTCATACACCACGAGGACTTGAAAGGGCAAAATGATAGCGGGGCATACTTGAGAATGTTGTGCTTCCCTGAGATACAATGGGCTACAAACTTCTATCCCCGGATAGATAATCAGATGAAACGCTTATTCTCCATATTCGCAGAGGCGGTAGGTATTATAGAGGAAGACATTACGGGATATATGGGGTTGCGGTTCTCCTATCAATTCACGCCATGCATACCGCAAAACCTGCAAGAAGAAGCACAGATAATAACGGAATCCTACCGCGCAGGTGTACTTTCACGTGACACCGCAGTTGAGGAACACTCACTCGCCAACCCGCAGGAAAAGAAGCGGCTGGAAGATGATGACAAGCGCAAGGCCGATGCAGAGGCTTTAAAAATAGAAGCCGCAGTAGAAGTGGCTGACGTAAAAAACAAAGAAAACAATCAAACCGAGGGAAAGTCCTCAAATAATAACAATCTAAAAAAATAACTCATGGACTCAACAAGAATTAAAATCGGGCAGGTTCTCTGCGGGCAAAAAGAAGGCTCCGAGGACGTGGCCCTTGTGAAAGTCGAGAGTGTAGGTATCGGTGGTATCAACTACAACGATACAGACAACTCTTTTCAGTATTCATTCGATGAGCTTTTTGGGATACCCGTGGCGGCCAATGTGTTGCTATCGTCCGGGTTCACATTAAGTAATGGGCTGTATGTCAATGACAACATCAGCTTTATCAAAATTAAGCAAATTAACGGCCAGTGGTTCTGGTATGCCGACAGGGATAAGTGCATAATGGTGAAATACCTGCACGAATTGCAGGGATTATATGGAGACCTTACGGGAAATACACTTGCCGTTGACGAAGATGAGTTGCTTGATGCACTTGAAAGCGCAATGGTTCTCTCCGCACCTACTGATTTTGCAGCATCTGACACGACACCCAACACCGTTACCATAAGTTGGCTTGAAGATGCTGATGCCGAAGGGTATGAATACCAGATTGACGATGGGGCGTGGGTGGAAGTGGATGTTGCCGAGGTTGAACTCACGGGTCTTACATACAGCACTACCTATAAGATAAGGGTTAAGGCTATCGGTGATAATGAGAGCTTTGTAGACTCACCCGAATCCGAAGAGTATAGCTTCACAACCGCTGCGCTCATTGTGCTTGATGCCCCCGCCGACCTTACAGCCACAGAAGTTGGTGTAAATGAAATTACCATCACATGGGGAGAGGTTGCCAACGCCACTGAATATGAGGTGCAGATCGGAGAGACTACCGACACCACGGACCTGCTTATATACCAATTCACATCACTTGACGCGGATACTGAATATAACATATCCGTTAAGGCAGTTGGAGATGGAATTACCTATGACGATTCACTTGAATCCGAAGTAACAGAAACCACGGATCCGCTTATCGTGCTTGTCGCACCAGCCGACCTTACAGCCACAGAAGTTGGCGAAAACTACGTTACGGTAACATGGAGCGCCGTTGCCAATGCAGCCGGGTATGAAGTAGCCGTTGGCGAAACCACAGATACCGTGACGGCAGAAACTCTTACCTATCAATTCACTTCACTGGATGTAAATACGGGATACACATTCTCCGTAAAAGCCGTTGGAGATGGAATTACCTATGACGATTCACTTGAATCCGAAGTAACAGAAACCACGCTGAAAGAGCAGCTTGGTGCACCAGTAGTTGCTGGTGAGACACTTAGCACAACCAGCGTGAAATTCTCATGGGTAGCCATTGCCAATGCGGGAAGTTACTCGTATTCCATTGACAATAAAGAAACATGGACTCCTACGGCACTGCTTGAGATAACCCTTACAGAACTTACACCAAGCACGTCATACACGATGCTTGTCAAGGCTATTGCAGTCGTAGAGAGTAATTTCAGGGACTCCGATTCGGGAAGCGGGACTGTGTCCACAAACGCATAATAACCAATCGCGTATCACTCAATCAGGGCAGCAGAAATGTTGCCCTTTTTTATTTTTTTAACTTTATAATTTTGTAATATTAAAATTTTGTAATATCTTTGCAGGGTATTACTAATATCTAAAAATATGAAATTCACAAAAAGGGGAAAGAAAAAATTTACATTAGAGACGGAACTCAGTAAGGGCTTTGTAGCCAGGGTAACGGAAAGCAGATTGGACTTGGAGTCCATAAGCAAATCGTGGAAAATCTCATTCTCGAAATCAACCACGGAGTACGCATACGCATTGTATCTTCTACAACACAACAATGTAAATGAATTGGCGCTTGCAA